CTAACAATGCCTCCAGGTCTAGATGTAAGTAAATCATCTAGCTCAACTTGCCCAGCTAATACAGCGTATCTAGCATTGTTAGTCAAATACATATTGTCTAGAATGTTTCTTACAATAGTGGATTTGATTAGCTGTATATCTTTTACTGTATCTGCTACCGACATGCCATAAAACTTATGAGGTATCGGTAGAGGGCAAATTGCAGAAAATGGAATATAGTCTATTTCAACATTTTCTAATATTTGGTTTCCGCCTTTAGTAATCTTTCTTAGTTCTGCTACACCATCGCCATCTAGGTCGATGTATGTGTAACATTCATCTAACCAAACCTGTCTGCTAGCTCCTTCGCCCTCATCAGGTGGTATAGAATCATCATCAAAACTAAATCTTGCTAACCTTTCTTCGTTAAATTCTGCTTGTGATTGTGAATAAGTTGGTAAATCTTCTACTATAGCTTTGTCGTAGCCTTCTAAAATTAAATCAGATACTGTCTTTTTAACTCTATGGCAAATAAACTGTGCTGACTCTATGTCTACGGCTCTTCTTGATATTAAGAATTCTTCAGGTGGTACTGATACTACTCTGACTTGCCCGCTTGATTCTGTCCTTTTTGCTTTGACATCATGTGTTATAACTTCAGGACTTATCATCATCCCGTTTTGGTCTACCTGTGCCTCTTGCATTGTGGTTTCTGTGTGTTGCAATACTTCTAAGTCATCGTTAGCCAAGATAGATTGATATTCTATTTCTGTAAGATTGGTGTAATTTTCTGTAGATACTTCTGTTTTTTCTTCCCAATAATGCTTAACAATACCAGTCTTAGATATAAGTGCGTCTTTAAAGACATCATATAAGACCTTAAAGCCGTTATTTTGTTTGTTAAAAACATAATTGACATAATCAGTAGCTTGTTGTGCCATTTGGACATCTTCAGGTCCTTGTGGCTC